CGGTGCCAATAAAGACCCTAAACCAACCAACAGTGCAGTAATAACCGATACCCACACTTTCCAATCTATTGTAGTGAGTATCTTCTTCAAATTATCCCAAGACGGTTCTTTAACAAACCCTCTCAATGCTTCAAACGTGGGCCCAAGGGTTTCCCTAACCCATTTAGTCATCGTTTTCCAATTTCCATCTTGTAACCATTTACCAAACCAAATCAAAAAACCACCAAGTAGTGTTGTTCCAAGAATTGCCAATAAACCCTTTCCATACTTTTTTCCTTTTTCTTTCATATTATCCCACATACCAGTAATACCAAGAGACATTTTGGCCAACAAGTCACCCTGTTTTGCTTTTAGTGCAAGTTCTTCTCTCCTAATTTCTTCTTTTGCTGCTGGGGTTTCTGCTTGACTTTTCCTTAACTGCAATTCATCCCATTGAATTTTAGATGATAATTTATTATACTCAAGATTATCTTTAGCCTGTCCACCAGCTGCCTCAATTGCAATTTGCATTTGCTCCAATCTATGTACATCCAATTCCCTTCCAGCAAGACTTTTTGCTGCTAAGTTACTTTGTTCTTCCTGAAGTTCAATGCTTTTATTCTTATATTCTTCATTTTTCTCTGGATCACCACCGGCCGCAGTAATTACATCAGCAAGAATCTTTAAAGCATCTTTCATGTCAGTTATTTTTTTATTTTGTTCTTGTCTACCTTTTAATGCCTGAATACTAATACCCAATGTCTGCGCAGCATGTTTGGTTTGACCTTCTTGTTCAAATACATACTTATCCAAGGCGTTTTTAGCGTCAGTCCAACCCTTGGTGCCTTGGGTTTGGTTTTTAACTTCTTGTGTCAACTCATCTAGTTTGTCTTGTATAGCCTTTGCATTTATTGCTTCTTGTGCTATCCTATCCGCAGCTAATTTCTGAGTAATTTGTGCTAGTGCCATATCTTAGATTTCCTATTTTCTACCTTTGGGTAATGCAGCGCCTGGTTTACCAACATATAAACCAAAGAATGCAGCACCAGCACCAACGATGGTAGATATAAATGCTGCTTGTGCGTTAGTGGGGTTTGGTAGTGCCATAAACCAAACAGTGGATGAATAAAATGCATAGATATACGATAACATAATTAGTCTAGGAATTACTCTAAACTTATCTAATACGCCTGATGTTTTGTTATACCATGTAGGTTCATCTTCTGCTGCAAGAGGCACCAAATTTTCTGCTGGAAGTTCGTATTCCTTAGTGGTTTCTGTTACTCGTACCTTATCTTCAGACATTATTATCTCCGTTTATTATTGTTTCATTTTACGGTTTTCTTCTTCTACTCTCTGATTTTCTTCTTTTATATGCTTTATCAAAAGCTCAACATAAATTTCTCTTTCCCAAGGTATCATATTTTCTATGTCCTCTAAACCCCAACCATGATGTTGTATCATTGCAAAATTGACGTTATAGTAATTAACTATGCTGTCATGACTGAGGGCCACTCTAAAAAACTTTCGATTCCCTCTAACAATACCTCACTTTTAATATTAGTTTTTGGGTTCACCACATCAACTACATGTCTTAATTTGGGCATATCCTCAAAAAACTTTAGAACATTTTCTAATTGTTCTGATGTAAAAGATTCAATAAATTCTTCAATTTCTTTATTAGACATATCAATACGTTCATGAACTTCTTCACCGTCTGTAACCGTTTCAATACAAGAAATTAACAAAATAAGCACTCTTTCGAAATCACTTATATTTAATGGCATGCCTTGGACATCTTTAAGTTGAGGATATCTAAAACCAATAGTAATACTATCTGTTAATTTAATATCCATTGAATGTTCTACATCCATTTGAACACCAACATCATCTAAATCAATAGAGACAGGTACTTGTGTTATACCGTCATCTGGACAAGTTAGATTTAAATCTATTTTCGAACCAACTGCTTGTTTCCTTATATGTAGAAAAACATATTCTATATCAAACATTGGATTAACACTTGCATCTATTTTACCAAATGTACAATCAGAAACTAATTTTGTCATTGCATCAAGAATTTGTTTTTCATCTTCAGATTCATTAGCAACCATTAACAATTTTTGTTCTTTAACTAAAAAAGGTCTATATTTAATTTCCTCCCCTGTTGATGGTAATGTTAACGTATATTCTGGTGTAGTAAGTTTAGGTAATGCCATAATTTTTCATCCTTTATTTTTTACCAATTTCAGAAGGCACCGTCAGTGTGGCCAGTGATGTACTCAAGCTCATCGGGCGTGATGCCGGGCGTGGGGTCTGATACTTGCAACCGATTTTCATCTAATGTATCCCAATATCTATATTGCATTGATATATTAATTTTCATTATATCAGTACTTTGGGCGTAACTTAGGAGAATTCCCTGCACTTCTTTTGGGTAAGCTTCATGCAACCGCACTCCGTATCGTCTTATATTTTGTTTATCCAAGAGATAAATATCAACAACCCCTATATAGTCATCATAATATCCCACATCCCATGTGGTTGGATCAAATGCCCTGTGTTGCCAATCTTCAAAAAATATCCGTTCCTCAGCATCCTGGGAGCAGAAAAATGTCAGAACTATATCGCCAGCATATAACGGTCGGTTGACAACTTCCCTAGGAACACCATAAATGTTATTATCTACTGAACTTTCTAATGACCGGCCAGGCATCATTATTTCGTTACAAAAGAAAGATATTTTTCTTGCGTCTCCAAGCCTATGAATTGTAGATGGTCCAGTAATAATAACTTCATATTTATTCGGTACTGCAAAACCTTCTTTAGCTTTTGATAATATATCTTGAATATTACCAGTACCAGATCCTTTTTTTTCAGCAAACTTTGGTAATATGCTCATTAGATCATTCCTCTAGATTCTGCCCATACAGCACTTTCAGATGCTTTCTTAAATCTTTGTACAGGTAAAAGAGTTGCAACAGTAAATTCATCTGCATCTATTCTACGAAAATCTGTTTTTACATAACCAGCTAAATATCTATGTATGGTGGGTTTAATTAGTTTAATGCTTTTTAGTTTGCTGTAATTAACATTTAATTTGGTAGTCTCATCAAATTTTGTATTGTTAGAAAAATCTACTAATCCATCTAAAAGTTTAATTCTAAGTGGTATAGGTAAATAGTGCATATTGATACCAAGAAACCCGTCTGGATATGTTTCTAATGGAAGTACCAATGGAAAAGTGTCGTAGTAAGGTAACTTCTTTTTCCATTTTGGGTCATATATAAACATATTTAATCGGCCATAAAATGGTGCCGCGGCTCGTTTACCGTCCCTTATTAGATCCATTGCGGAGGGAGTTCCAAACTCTTTAATTTTATCTTTATACCATACAGTAGATTTAGGCCTACCCTTTGCAGCCTTTTGTACTGATTGTATGTATTTGCTTACAGCCATATTACTATTTATACGAAATACCCAGATGGTCTTCTGTTAATATCTTAAACTCCATATCATTGTCTTCACACCATTTCTTTGCAGATTTCCATTTTGCAACATTTACACCATAGGTTCTTACTTCTTTTAACCATTTTCGTGTTTTTCTGGTTACAGCCGGAGGTGGCTTAGTTTGTACCTTTGGTTTTACTTCAATGATCATTTTCTTAATTGTCCCATCAGACTGTTTTACCTTGATGTAGAAATCTGGAAAATAACGATGCACACGCCCGTCTTTGGGAGATAAATAGGGTATAATGATTTCTTCACTGCCCCACTCAATTATGGCAGCGCTGGAATCACAATATACCATAAACTTACGCTCCCAAAGAGAACGGTAAGTTATGTTTTTTGAGTCACCCATATATTTTTTAGGGTTTCTTGGTTTGTATCGACCTTTGTACGCCATGGTATATAAATAGTTTTAGTATATAAGGATATTTAGACATGGCATTAGTACCATATAAAATAAAGGAAAACCCCAATACTGCCGGAGGTTATTCTAAGACTGCACCATTACGTGAGCCTATCACTAAAACTTTATCAGTCACGAAATCGCCGATTTTAACTTATCCAGATAATGTTGGTGAAGACCCACACCAAGCACATTACATTATGTTCAGTATTAGAAAATTCATAAAAGGTAAGTTTGCCCCAGTCTTTACTAAGGTTGATGAAGCAGATCAATTTGATATGGCCGGACCGAAAAAGGTATTCGAGGCTGCTCCTGGGCAAACAATCGGTCAATCCTCCACGAAAGGTAAAAGATCACTTACTTTATCACAAAAACCATTAAGTAAAGTCATTAAAAATATTGCGTTATA